ATGGTGATATGAATCCTGGTAAAGTACCTATTCAAGAATTACAAAGCGGTAGTGGTGGAGCTAAAATACAAAGTCTTATACAAACTTACCAATATTACTTACAGCTTATTAGAGACGTGACGGGATTAAACGAGGCTAGAGATGCTAGTAACCCTGATAAAAACTCTTTAGTAGGTTTACAGAAAATAGCAGCGGCTAATTCAAATACTGCAACTAGACACATATTACAAGCTAGTTTATATTTAACACTTAAAAACTGTGAAAATATATCACTTAGAATAGGTGATGCTTTAATGTTTCCACTTACTAGATCAGCGCTACAAACTAGTATAACTAAATTTAATGTGTCTACATTAACCGAGCTCATGGATAAAAATATATACGATTTTGGTATATTTTTAGATCTTGAGCCAGATGATGAAGAAAAAGCTAAGTTAGAAGAAAACATACAAATAGCTTTAAAAACAGGTGGTATTGATTTAGAAGATGCTATAGATATTAGAGAAGTTAAAAACTTAACTTTAGCTAATCAACTATTAAAACAACGTAGACAGCAAAAGCAAGCAGCTGAACAAGCTATGAAACTACAGCAAATACAGCAGCAAGCTCAATCACAAGCAGAAGCAGCTGAAAAACAAGCTTTAGCTGAAACTCAAAAACAGCAAATACTTACAGAGCAAAAAGTACAGTTTGAACAAGCTAAAGTACAATTTGATGTTGAAAAGTACAGACAAGAAGCTGAAGTTAAGATAATGATCATGAACCAACAACATAAGTTTGATTTAGAATTAAAACAAATGGAAGTTGATGGTATGAAAGCAAAAGAAAAAGAAATTGAAGACCGCAAAGATGAAAGAGTTCGTATTGAAGGTACTCAGCAGTCTCAACTAATAGACCAAAGACAAAACGATTTATTACCAACAAGCTTTGAAACTAGTGCAACTGAAAAAGATCAGCCAACACCAAGTGAAGAGCCTATGCCAATACTCAATCCTTTTGGAATGGGTTAATTATTATTAATTATTATATTATATTATGTCAGAAAAAGAAGAAGTAAAAGAGGCTCCTGATGGGACTCTAGAACAAGGCGAATTTAAAATGAAAAAAAAGCCTAAAAAATTAGTTAAAACAGAACCTACAACTAAAGTAGATTTAACTAAAAAAGAAGAAGAAGCAAAACAACCTGAAGAAACTAAAGAAGTTGTACAAGAAGTTGTACAAGAAGTTTCAGAAAAAAAGGTTGAAGAAAAAGTAGAAACTAAGGAAGAACCTGCTAAAGAAGAAGAAACTACTGTTATAAGTGAAATAACAGAATAAGAAACTCCTGTAGAAAAACCGGTTGAAAAAACACCAGAGCCAGTAGTTGAAAAAGTTGATTTACCAGAGAACGTAGAAAAACTTGTTGAGTTTATGAAAGAAACTGGTGGTACTGTTGAAGACTATGTTAGGTTAAATAGAGACTACACTAACGTTGACGAAGATGTTTTACTTAGAGAATACTACAAACAGACTAAACCTCACTTAGACAGAGAAGAAGTAGATTTTATATTAGAAGATAAATTCTACTTTGATCCTGAAGAAGCTGAGGAACGTGAGCAAAAGAAAAAGAAACTTGCTTACAAAGAAGAAATTGCAAAAGCCAAAAACTTTTTGGAGGAAACGAAAAAGAAGTATTACGACGAGATCAAGTTGAGACCGGGCGTTACTCAAGAACAACAAAAGGCAATGGATTTTTTCAATAGATATAACAAAGAACAAGAGGTAGCAAAGCAAAGTCATGAGAGCTTTAAAACTGCAACTAAAGATTATTTTACTAATGATTTCAAAGGTTTTGATTTCAAAGTTGGTGACAAGAAATTTAGGTACGGCGTTAAAGATGCTAATGAAGTTGCCGAGGCGCAATCTGATCTAACAACATTTATTAAGAAGTTCTTAAACGAAGATGGTACAGTTAATGATCCAGGTGCATACCACAAAGCTATATATGGAGCTAGAAACATCGACACTATTGCTTCTCATTTTTATGAGCAAGGTAAAAGTGATGCTGTAAAAGATATTACTGCTAAATCAAAAAACATAAGTAAAGACGCTAGAACTGAGGTTCCAGGTGATATTTATTTAAATGGTTTTAAAGTAAGAGCTATTTCTGGCGATACAAGTTCTAAGTTAAAAATAAATAAAATAAAAAAATAAAACTTAAAACTAAAATATAAAATGGGATTTTTAGACAATTCTGCAGGTGGCGGAGCATTTCCACCATCAATTGTCCCTATGCCGAAACAACAAGCTGTGGTTGATAACTATATCAATTTTCACGACGCTAATTTTTCGACTTGGACACAACAATATCTACCTGAGCTTTATGAAGCTGAAGTAGAAAGATACGGAAACAGAACTTTATCTGCTTTCTTGAGAATGGTAGGCGCTGAAATGCCTATGACATCTGATCAAGTAATTTGGTCTGAGCAAAATAGATTACACATTGCTTATGAAGGTGTATCTAGAGCTGGTGATGTTTTAACTATAACAGGTAATCAAGCTGTAAGATTAAATCAAACTATTGTTATAGCTGATGGCTTTACTACTGTAAAAGCTTTAGTTGTAGCTGTTTCTGGTTTAACTATTACTGCTGTGCCTTACGAAGCTGCTAGTTTAACTGCTGCTGGTTTAGGAACTACTGGCTTAAAAATGTTTGTTTATGGTTCAGAATTTGCAAAAGGAACTAGCCAAATGGTTGGATCTATTGAGCCTACTCCAAAAACTTACGCAAATAATCCAGTTATCATTAAAGATAAATTTGAAGTATCAGGTTCTGATGCTGCTCAAATTGGTTGGATTGAAGTTGCTACTGAAGATGGAACATCAGGTTACATGTGGTATCTAAAAGCTGAGTCTGAAACAAGATTAAGATTTGAAGATTACTTAGAAATGACTTGCGTTGAAGGTGTTAAAGCTGCTACTGGTTCAGGTGTTGCTGATGCTAACTACGCTAGTAGTTTTGCTGATACTCAGTTTACGTTAAATGACGCTGGTACTGCTGGAGTTGCTCCAATAGGTACTCAAGGTTTGTTTGATGCTATTGAAACAAGAGGTAATGTATGGCAAAATTTTGCTGGTGCTGCTGCTCCTGGAGCTGGTGCATTAGGTGATTTTGATGCTATTCTTAAGCAACTTGACAAGCAAGGAGCTATTGAAGAAAACATGTTATTCTTAAACAGAGCTACTGCTCTTGATTTTGATGATATGATCGCTGCTATGGCTGGCGGAGGTTACGCTGGTACACAAGCTGCTTCTTACGGTTTATTTGACAATGAGTCAGAAATGGCACTTAACTTTGGTTTTTCAGGATTTAGAAGAGGTTCTTATGACTTTTACAAAACTGACTGGAAATACTTAAACGATGCTACTACTAGAGGTTTAACATCTGATATTGATGGTGTTATGGTTCCTGCTGGTACTACCACTGTTTATGATCAAATGTTAGGATCAAACATTAGACGTCCTTTCTTACACGTAAGATATAGAGCTTCTCAAACTGATGACAGACGATATAAAAACTGGATTACAGGTTCTGTAGGCGGTGCTTATACTTCTGCTCTTGATGCTATGGAAGTTCACTTCTTATCTGAAAGATGTTTAGTTACTCAAGCTGCGAATAACTTCGTATTGTTTAAGTCAACTATATAATTATTAACATTTAAAAGATAGAAATTATGGGACATATAAAATTAGCAAAAGCTAGTGGATTTGACGTAGTATCTGCCGATGGTATTGGTGCTGTTAAATTAACATCAAACAAAGTAGTCATTGAATATATGGCTGGTAAAGAAGTGCAAATAACAGGTGCTTCTAATTTAGTTCAAGCTGACGTTGATGCTGTTGTTGCAGCTATCGACGTTATGGAAGGTTGTTCTGGAGTTGCTCCATTAACGGAGTTAAGTTCCAAAGTGACTGGTACTTCAGTTGAGAACATAGCTTAAAATAAAATAATAAGATCCCGCTTCGGCGGGGTCTTTTTTAATTATTATATTATATTATATTATGGAAACAAAAGAAAAGAAAAAGCCTGTGGCTAAAGCCCCAGCAACTCCTGAAGTAAAAAAAGATACTTGGGAATACAAAGATAGAACTTACTTTTTAAAAGGTTCAAAAGAACCATTAACATTTAAAATTCCTTCAAGACACACTCCTAGACATCCAATGTTTTGGTTTGATCCGGTTAAAGGTTATAATAGAGAGTTAAGATATGCAACTAATCAAAAGTCTGTTTTTGTTGATGAACAACAAGGACCAGTTACTTTAGCACATATAATTTTTGAAAATGGTTCATTAACTGTGCCTAAAGAAAACATTCAATTACAACAATTATTATCTCTT